CAATAACCACGTGCGTTGGACTGCCCAGCAGTTACAAAAATGAAACAGACCGGTACATCTTCTGAGTATGGATATACGGTAGATCCTGACAGATGAAGTCCGTACTGAGGGAGCTGGGTGGTATCATCGTCGCCACCTCCCCCACTCTCCTGGTTAACCAGAATCAGGCCGCTATCGGAATAGATCCAGTGATGCCCGCCAACCGTGTAAGCCTCAACAATCTGTTTGGTAGTAGCGTCAACGATCATGCGCCACACTTTTTCACCGCCGATAAACTGCGCCACCTGTCCCTCGCTTCCCAGCGCGTATAGTTCTGCCTCTGGCGGTGTGAGGACTTCGTAATATTTTCCGTCAGGACCGATTTGAATAAGTCTACCATTCGTATTTAAAAATGGGGCCACTCTTTTTGTCTCCGGGTCATAACCAGCCAGGGCCACACTGTCTGGTGATACCTGGTATCCGTAGTCGTCACGGAGCATCCGCCGTCCGGTTGGCTGCAGCGTTCCAGCGAGGTTGATATACTCATCGGCCAGAGAGCTTCCGTCCTGACTGCGGACATAAGTTGTTGAACCTGCCGGAATATTCGCGATATCCGCTTGCGCCGCTTCCAGCGTCATATATTGCTTACTGAGAGGGATCAGGTTCTGCCTGGTTTCCTCAACTACAGCATCCCTTTCTTCTTGCGAGGTCTCAAAGTCTGCTTGCTGCTGCGTTAGCTGGTTGTCCGCCTTAACATTAACGCCATGCAAAGTATCTAACTGTTCGCCTGTGCGTGTGGTAATGGTTTCATCGCTGCTATTAACGAACTTGTCAATAGACTGCATATTATCCCATGCATCAGGCATGGATGCAGACGGCACAGGATTGCCGGTATCGTATTCACTCATGGTCGCCCCAATAAAAAAAACCGGCATATGCCGGTTGATTGGTAATTTACATGCACTTAGATGATGTTATTTATTTTTGAGAACTCTTTGTCGTCATAGAATAAACCATCATCTTTGTTATAAAACATTCCGGGCTGGCAAAATATGTTTTCTTGATATTCCACAAGGTCTGCACCAGCGTACTCATAACCATTTTCTGCAATAATTATATTGATGACTATCCCGTTTTCAATGACCGCATAATTTCCTGCCATTATGCCAGCTCCTCAATGATAACGTAGCCATTAGCCCCTTTCCCTGACGCCCTGGCCACTGAATCATACGATGCACCAGCACCGCCGCCACCGGGAAAGAAACCATCATCTCCAGATGTACTGACGTGAGGAAGACCACCATAACTGCTGTGAGACGCGCCACCCACACCGCCCAATGCGCCGACCGCCCCCTGGCCACCTTGCCCGACCACTGAAAAAATAGTCCCTACAGAGGGCGCGCCGGGAGTGCCTCCAGCAGAATTACCAGTTGAATTGCCGCCCTTCCCGCCGCCAGCAGAAATACCAAGATCAACAATGGTAGTATCACCACCATCGCCACCGTTTCCGGCATTTCCTGCCACAACAGCAGCGCCACCAGCACCGATAACGATATTTGCTCCAGTGATGCTACTTACATCATACAAGCCCTCCACATAAGCCCCACCAGCGCCACTTGATGCTCCCGCTCCTGCTGTGTCCGTTCCCTTCCCACCCCCGCCTGCACCCCATGCCTTGATTCTGACTTTTTTAGTGCCAGCAGTTTTTACCCATGCTCCGCTAGCGGTAAAAACCTGAATGCGGAGCAGGCGTCCTTCTGCCTGATTATTAAGTGCGGACTTGAGAATATTTAGTAACGTGGCAATGTTTCCATTATCCAGGACATCACTTCCTGTGCTATCCGCCATGAATTGTGCAAGGACGGCAGCAATTGTAGAGGATTGCCGTAGTGCTTTATTTACTTGTGCTGACGAGGCTTTGCCGGAAAGAAACCCTGATGCCAGTGCAGATAGCGCTTCATAATCAGCCTGTGATAATACGTTTGCCCCGCTACCAGTAGCGAAGGGCTTAAAATCGTTAGTCGCCATTAAAATCTCTCTCCCCATGACCCGCGGTCGAAACCAGCGATATAGTCATTTTCGATATCGAAGCCAAAAAACTGATAACCATCACTGACGGTCTCTATTTCACGGACACGAACTCCGGCGGCCTTAACCGTCATATAACCGTTTTGAATCGCCCACCATAGCTCGCTGTTAACCTGGTCAATCGGGTTAATGTCATAGCGCGATGGTACGTAACCTGCCGGTAATGCGATAAAGGGGCCTTTATTGACGGCGCTATCCAGAATTAACCGGTCTATTTCACTTAGAGCTACCGATGGGTCACCGAGTATCCAGATAGAAATAGACATATCCTGGTTGTCGACAATAGCCATTCGGATCCCTGACCCGGCAAGGGCGGTATCAAGAATTGAAGGCAGCGAATCGTTCTGTCCATCCCAGTTGTTTATCGCCACTTTCACCTTCAGCATTAGCCGATATATTTCATCACTGAGATCGGTAAAACCGTCGTTTGGGTCATATGGGCCCTGCCATACCCCCTGGTCCCAGCCAACCCGCTCGGTGTCCCACGAAAAATAAATCCCGGTTACCGGTGTAGCCACGCGACGGGAACGACCAACCCATTCGCCCACAACGTCGAGTTGCACGCCTACGGCGGTATCAATATCAAAATCGGGTATTAGCCGTGACATGGCATCGGAAACATCACTCAGTGGCCTGGTGGACAGGTCGACGTGGGCAAAGAACTTTGGTTTACCGGCGTGGTAGTTTGTTATGCGGTCAGTGTATCTGCTCATGAGACCACCAGATTAATATTGCTGACGGCGCAGGATGCCGACTGGTCAAAGGCAATATCCACGTTTGCCGCAGCTACGCCACCGGCAGACGTCCCGATCAGCAACTCGGTAATGTCGTAATACCGGGCATTGCCTCCACTAACGACGCCCAGGTTAGCCGGTGAGTAAACGCGACTGAGAAGAACGCTGGCGCCGATTGCCAGAGAGTTAATGTAGGCAGATACAGCTGCCTTTATCTCTTCACCAACCTGGGATGTGTAGCCCGTAAGGGGTTCGATAGTGATTTTGACGTAAATGGGTACATCGACCGGCCTTGAAAAACCTACCGGGTGAGGGTTTCCGTACTTATCAGGCACAACAATCACTGTGCTACCGTATGGCGTTACGCCCTGCCCTTTCACACCACGTATGCTGTTTGCAATGACCGTCGCATCACCACCTTCGACAATGGCCGCGATTGAGTGCGGAGGCAGGCCATTTGCATCAGTGTTATCTGTATCGTTCTCATACAGTTTGTGTCGCGTTACGCCGCTGATATTTGCTATCGCACCATCTACCGCATCAAATGGCGTGAGAGACGCCAGCGCGACGCTTTGCGACTGCCTTACGCGTAGTTCTGCATCTGTTTCCGCTGCTACGCCTACTGTAGCCGCCAGCGGGTTAGTTACCGAAGCCCATCCGCGCGTAGGTGTGTTGATGCCGTTTACCGACCCCGCTACCGCGGCGACCGCTCCCGAGTTTGCACAGGTGGCCGTAGCTACCACTGTCCCGTCGGAGCCAATGACCACCGTTGCAGGCAGATTCCAGACCACGCTGTTTGTGTCGCGCACTGAGCCATTGGTGATAGCCGTACCGACGGTACCGGTAAGCAGCAGATCGACGGTTGAATTTGTCGCTGCGCGCCGGGTGATGCCGTTAATTTTGACGTTGCTCGTCAGTGCGTCACCCAGGGCCGTCGCCGGCGAGAATGACCTGTAAACCGAGATGGCCGTGTTATTGGCGTCGTGAATGGCCAGCGCCACCAGCGCTACCATCTGGCCGTCTTTACTGTCAGGCTCCAGATAGGCATCACTGCCGTAGATCTGCTGGAAATAGCCGGTAATGGTGTCAAGAACGGTCTGATAGTCGGGCGCACTTATCCCCTCAGCGGTTACCGTTGCCGATAAGCCGAGTGTGTCGAGGTCCAAAGACATTACGCCTCCGAGGTTACTGTGGTTGTCCCGTAGATGGTTTCTACCGTTGCTGTGAACGTTACACGGCGCGTGCGGCCGTCAACTTCGGTGTTAAATTCGGTAATAGAGCTGACACCCTGCGTTTCCAGAATGCGCCGGCGGATAGCCAGGTTATAGGTGTCAGGTCGTTGCTTGCCGAGGACTGACTGAATCCAGGGCGTTCCCTCTGTGGTATCGAGGAACCACTGACCGTACCAGAGCAGGAAGCGCGTTTTTATGGCCTGCGCTACGGCCTCCGGAGAATTCACCAGCCAGGTATCATCGCCCTGGCCGAAGGTATAATCCCCGTCATCATCCTCTCGTCGGTATCTCATTGCGGCGCCCCCGTGCTACCACCGCCAGGCTCAACGCCGCCGTGGGTATGTCCGATCTGGCTAATACCGCCAGCGAGCTGATCGCCGGTTGATGTGATTTCGCCATTGACCTGCAGAGGCCCGTTGATGGTTATCTGCGGGCTGGTGATGGTCACTGCACCGCCGGCGGCCAGTTCAATGATTGCGGAGCCATCATCGGTACGCAACTGCGCGGCTGTAGTGCTGATACCGCCGATTTTCTTTGCCTGCGACTGCGGGCCGACGATACAGAACGCATCCGAGAGATCGTGCATACGCCCGTCTACCGGTTCCTGTATGCCCCCGCTCTGCCACCAGAAATCAATGCAGCGGTCGGCAAAGATAACCAGGCATTCATCGCCGGCGCTGACGGGGAATGTCAGCGTGCAGCCTCCGCCGCGGGGGAAAATGACAGGGACATCCACCAGCAGCGGGTAATCCTGAGTTGACTGGTTACCGTCGTTGTCGCGCTCGATGTAGCGGATAGCCGGCTGAACAACAGCCGTCACAGACTCAGGGTCGAAAGACTGGATGATGCCGGGCATTGCAACGCGAAGTTGTTCGTTGAGCGTCCTTCTCTCTGACACCAGAACCTGCGCCAGCGCACCGCTACGGGTTTTATCGGATACTGCCATTCTGTTTACTCCGGGCATTAAAAAACCCGCTCAGAGGCGGGTTACTGATCAAATGTCAGGATTTGAAAGGTGAGCAATGCATGTTACTGATCCAGTTCGCAGCTCTTAATGCAGGCTTTGTCGATAACCACAGTTACGTCACGGTTGGCAATCAGAGAAAAGCTGCAGGACATTAACCTAAATGCAATTTTCAGCTTTTCAATATAGGGGCCTGAGAACTTTATGCCAAATTCTGAAACCTTCATAAAACTACCTCCTGCCATCGATGATGGCTGTGCTACCCACTATTAGGAAAACCATACCAAAGGACGAAGTTAGCAGGCTCATTTTAATTAATTACCCCTAATTTATCGGCAGCATACCCACTCAACACATCCCCCTTCCCGCTGCATGGTACTGCCGCAGTGTCCATGAGAACATAACCACTGTTTTTTTGTTGCCCACAAACCTTATAGTGCATTCTAGCTAGCCTAGCCGCATGACCAAAATTAATTGAACCACCATACATAGCCTCTCCCAACGCCGTTTGCTTGGTAAGAGCTGGAATGTTTGGATCGTTGTTCATATTCGCAAAATCCATCAATTCCTTAGTTATTGATGGCTCGCATATTTTTTTATAGTCCACTTCAGCATAGGCCGAGGCTCGCTTGCACTCTGTCATCTGAGACTTAACGGCCAATAAAAATCTAGTCATTGTTAGTTTAAAGTTTCCGACATTAATGTAAACCTTGTTCATGTCGTCGCTTTGAGGGTCGCGTGTCACAAAATTTAACTGGTTCAAAGCATGTTTAAATTCATTCCTTCTGCCGCCTTCCATTTCATCTGCTTTATCTATGGAAACTTCAGGATGAGATAATTCAAATTGCTCTCTACTTTCTTGGTTTTTTTTAATAAGAGCAATTTGATCAGCTGAATTTTTTTCATTTCTAGCTATCTGCTCCTGCGTTTCTTCAGTCAGGCTCTTTGATTGAGCCTTAAACCCTTGGCGTTCCAAATTACAGGCAGTCAGCAGCAAAGAGGTTATTACCGGAACTAGCACTATTGTTCTCATCACAAAATCACCCTGACGATCTTTGTAGAAAGGAGGTCGATGTCAAATCTTGAGAACCACGCGCTTCACACATCATATCCATGTACCACGCCTGGCCCCTTGTGTCGCCAGTGTACATAATGCCACGGACAATATAAACGCCGTCAGTCGCAATACTGGCAGGCTGCGCAGTTGTGCCTTCAATGGTGATGTTTCCGTTGTTGTTCTGGTCAGTGATACGCCCTTGGGTCATGGCGATATCATTATTCCCCAGCACGGTACGGAACACAGAAGCCTGATTCAGCTCGATCAGTCCATTAACGCGGATGTTAGGGTTAATCAGGCAACGGACGTTAACGCCGCTACCAATGGTCTGCTGAGGCATGCCGACAAGGCCGGTGGCGCTGTTCAGTTTAATGGCTTCGTGAACAACCTCATTTTTCGCCACCATTTCCCGCTTGCCGTCGACAAACATCCAGTCAGCCTTGCATTGCTCGGCGACGTTATCCATCAGATGACGCGTCATACCGAACAGCACCCGTCCGCGCGGGAATACCGTAGCCGGCATGGCAGGCGTATTCCCTTCAGTTGCGCCTTTGGCGTTGAAGTCCTTCATCAGCGCCGCATTGACGTCGGCAACCGTATACCCGGCCGCCAGCGTCTGGGTCGTGATAGAGGTGGCAAATGCGCGGTCAGAATCAGCAGCCTGGATAAGCACAAAGCTGTCGATGGGGTTATCTTTACCGGTGATGGTATAGCGGATCTCGCCGTCAAATATTAACCCGTAATTGCGCCCGTCCAGTTGGCCCACTTCGTCGGGGTTTACCGTTCGCGCTACGCCAACCTGGCTGGCGGAAACATCAGCCGCAATCCCGTCGTACCCGGCAATCACTCTGATCCGGGAAAACTCATCACCAACGATGCGGTTAACGGTATCTGCGGCGAGGTTATAAATCTTGAAGGTGCCTACGCGGGTTTCGCTACTGAGGTTAAACCAGTCAATGGTAAACGTGACCTTGAAGGTGCCGAAGTCAGTAGCATTGCCTTTCGAGTCGACAAGCTGCAGCTCAAAATGCCGCATCCAGTTTTGGGACATGATTACTCCGTTACCGCGTAAAGATGGCTGTTAATTCCAAGATCGCTTTCGGTGGGGTTGTCATTCGCCGGGTTATCACAACCGACATAGAGCGAAAACCCCAGGCCGAGAAAGCGATACTGCGCCAGCAGGTCGGCGCCGGTGATTAGCGGTATACCCTTAATCAGGTCGGCTCCGGTACTGTCCATAATATCCAGACACCAGAACGCCGCCCGCCAGGTTATCGCCATCTGAAAGCTCTGACCCGCCAGTGATATAGAAAACGCCTGGTTTTCAGGTGAGAGCGGGATTTCTGATACGGCCATTTACCCTCCGGAAGCAAAGCCAGCCAGTCGACTCAAAAGTGATTCATTTTTGGGCGTTGGTGTTTTTATCCCTGAGTTCTGAACCGCTGAGGTATCAGCCCCCAGTTTCATGTCGGCCTTTGCCGCTACCTGCGTTGTAGTCGTGCTGGTAATAATGACCTCGCGAAGCGTCAGCACTGCGGAAAGAACATTTTCTGAAGTCTGGTCGGTAGTGACCTCCAGCGCGCGGATCAACATGTTGGTGTACAGTCGCTTGCCTGTAACCACATCAAAAGGCACCCTGCTGCTTTGCAGGTCCAGCAGTTCCTGGTACGTTTCTTTTGGGCTAAGCCCTGCGCTCAACCCGATAGAAGTGGTATCAAGAAAATCGAGCAGAGACCCGCCGCCGGCAAAACCGACCTGCATAACCACTTCAGACGGCCGGCGGTAGGCGTGGTCAGAAATCGCAGCACCGACCTCTACCGGGTGTTCGGTAATTTCCAGCATGTCATTGTGCTTTTCAGAAATGACGACACTGGGAACTATCAGCCCGATTCGCCGGCTCTGCTGCTGAAAAAGAGTAGAAAGAATATCCATCATCCTGCTCCAGTTTGGTTATTTCTCAGCACCCTGGCATTAGCATCAAGCTGGCGGCGACTGACTTCCTGCCCAATTTCCTGAGCATTACCGCCGTAGATGTGATAGGTATTCTGCTGCTGAACCTGAGCGCCTGCGCCAGGCATATTGCTTAGCACTTTCGGGATATATTGACGGGTTTCCTGCGGCATCAGTGCCATGCCGTACTTTTGCACGTTGCCGATCCCCCAGTTATACGAGGCCAGAGCTTTACCCAGATCTCCGCCGTTCTTCTGCAGGAGCATCGATAGATATCGCGCCGCCGCTTCCGCTGACTTGATCGGGTCGAAGACATCATTCCCGCGTAGCCCCATATCCCGAGCGGTACCAGGCATAAACTGGAACATTCCCTGTGCGCCAGCACCGGATACAGCGAACTGATTCCCCCCTGATTCAGTGATAGCGACACTTCGCAGAAGACCAGAAGGCAGGTTATACATAGCCTCCAGTTTACCCATCATTGGAGCCATCCATCCAAGCAACTGAGCCCCTGCTTTTGAAGGTGACGGTCGTTTAACTGATTGCCCGTACTGCGTGGCATCACCATTCCACCAGTCAACAGCCTTATCCCATAACCCCTGCCCGACAGAGGCGGCACCCCGAATAACTGGACTGTCACTCCACGCTGCGGCTGCGCCTTTAAGCGAATCCCATGCGCCGGAGAAATCACCACTAATAACCTTTCGCAGCGCATCCACCAGCGAACCAAGGATTTTGATTGAACTGCGGACGCTTTCGATAATCTGGTCAAACAGCCATTTGCCATTAAATTTCGATGTATCGATGTTAATGAATTCAAGGAATCGCTTACCCAGATCGACGATGGCAGAGCCAAGGTCTTTAACCTTCACATAGATGCCGCCGAAATCCTTACTGAGACTAGCAAAAGCCTTTTGGGCATATTTGATACCCGGCTCCCATTTTCCCCAGTCTATAAGCGACTGGCCGCCTTCTTTCCATGTACGGTAATCGTCGTAAAGACCTATCAGCGCAGCACCCAGCATAATGACGCGCCCAATAGGCGACATCGCAAAGGCACTATTCAGGAGACGCCAGGCAATCATTAGCGCCCCAAACACCTCGATAACTTGTCTGGTTTCGGTACCGAGTGATTTCCACCAGTTGATAATGTCCCCGGTGAGCTGTATCAACCGATAAACCACCCGGCCAATGATTTCAACCACAGGACACCTTTGACACCAGCAGTGATAGCCCCTTCAATTTTCGGGAAGTTTTCCAGTATCTGGCGGCGCAGCCTGTCGAGAGAGCCAGCAAGTCCATCAGCGAGACTGGAGCCGATTTTATCCCGCGCCATGCCTGCCATCAGCCCAAAGGAGCGCAGCGAGGTCATGAATTTATTGGAGCTGACGGCGGCCACATCAGCGTTATAGCCGATCGCCTTAGCCATCGCGGTGTATTCGCCACTAAACTGGCCGATACCGCGACGCATTGCCATCAGGGTGTTTTCATCCAGACCCAGCATCTGAGCGTACTGGTTCGCGCGGTAATACGGCATGCTGCTAAGACGCTGGCCGACGCCGGTAAAGATCGTCGCCATATCCCGCACGTTGCCGCTGGCATCACGCGTTTGAACCCCAAGCCGGTTCAGGAAACCCTCAGCGCCGGGATTGTTACGCATGAACCGGGCAAGATTTTCGAGAGAGCCGCGGGCCCCGTCGACACTGCCGCCAACCTGACTAACCGCATACCCAATCTGCTTAATGCCCTCCACCGTCGCGCCTGTGCGCTGAGAGGCCCAGTACAGGTCGTCGAGACCGCTGGCAATTTTCGCGGTGAATGCCACGACGGAAAGTGCCGCCGCCTCAACTTTGACGCCCAGTTCAATCGCTTTAAGCGTTGTCCCTGCAACGACGGCATCGAATTTTCTGGCGCCAGCCTCATCAACTTTGAACCCAAGCGAGATCAGAAAGTCCTTGAGCGTTTCAGCGTTCATTAGCCTCTCTCCATTTCGCTATGCGGTTTTCGTTATCGGCTTTCAGTTCCAGCCAGTCATTCAAACGGGCAATATCAGCCAGGTCTAATGATCCATCTTTCAGGTCGGTGTAATGGATGAGCCCGGCATCCACCGGGCGCATCAGGAAATCCTCACCCTCTGGCATGGATTCGAGGACAGGACCTATGGCTGGGTAGGCGTCCCGCTGCCGGGGAGTTCTTTCAAAAAATTTCCCAGGCTGTCGGCGACCACCCGCGCCACCAGCTGCAGCATCGTGAACAGGTCGATATCGTCGAACATCAGCGCGCCCTGATCGAAAATTTTCACCCACCCTTTTTCATGCTGGCGCATAACAACGCCAAGGCACGGATGAATCACCGCGTTAACGTCCTCTTCAGGCAGTGCTGCCAGCGTATCGGCAATTTTCGGCAGCACGCTTTCCAGCACTGCACCAGAGTTACCCGCCGCGGCCTGCGCTTTCAGCGTGGAAAATTCGCTAACCAGCCCGGCCAGCACCGGCAGCAGCTTACGGCTTACCTTCAGTTGCTGGAATACGTCGAGTTTGGCGGCTCGATAATTAACGCCCTTAATTTCAAATTCCATCGATTAAAACTCCCCCAGCAGTTGGTCAATCTTACCGGCGTCAAATACCCACGACACCGTATTGCCAACCTTGGCGTTAGCGTGATCCGGCTGCTTCTGGAATGCGCAGCTACGCGCGGTGGTGATATCGCCTGACACCTTGTTTCGGATGACAATCACGTTATTACCCCAGGTCGCCGAGGACTGGCTCTGCGCGTTATACATCAGCGAGAGCTTTTTGTTTACCGGGGACGTTTTCAGCAGGGTAACTGTGATGGTGCCACTCTTACCGGCGTGCAGGCTGTGCATCACCTCACCATCGGCGCCGACAGTCATGGTGTTTTTTGCCTCGGTCATCGCAACCGTAATACCTTCTTCGGAGTTCGCCGAGCCGTAGCCCAGATCGATACTGCCGGTTGGGCCCGTCAGGGATGCCGAGACGTCAATAAAACTATAGGTTCCGCTCATGGTCGCTCCTTATCGCACCACATTGATCTGCACGTCGGCATAGTGAATGGCACCCGCCAGTTTGATCGCCGCCTGAATCACCGGCGACTTACGCGCTTCCCTGTCGGACTGCGCCTGGTTATCTACTGAATCGGCGTAGACGTAGTAACCCTTGGTCAGTGTGTCACCTGATTCAATCTGGCCGATCGGGCCGCCATTCCATACACCCGGAGCAATAAGGCCGTTATTTACCGCCTGATCCAGTGAGGCTTCGACGTTGGTCATTAACCGGGTTACGCCCGCGTCGGTTTGCGGAATTTTGGTATTCGAGGTGTACAGCAGGTTGTAAAGGTTGGTCTGAACGTAGTTCTGCAGCCAGTCCAGCCCGTGGCGCTCATCAAAGAAATCACCGTTCGCCATGACACCCTGCTGGATAATCGCTGTATCGTTGGCATAGTAGACGTAGACGTTACCGTTAATGGCATCAATAGCGGACGCCTGCGCGGTCGTGAGCGTTTCGTACGTCACGCCAGGCTCGGTTTTGAATTTCAGGGTGATCGTGGTGTTGTTGCCGGTGAAATTCACCGTAAACGCACGGCCAAATGCCGAGATAGCGGCGTATTTGCTGCTGGAGCTGTACTGCCAGAACGTACGGCTGTAGCCGGCGGCTTTAAGCTTGTAACCGATGTTGTCGGTATTCCCCGAGACCAGCACATTCACATCATCAGAGGTAACGGCCAGAATGCGACTCAGGCTGGATGCCTCGATCGCCGCAGCAACCGAAATCACGTCAGCCTCAACCAGATCGGCACTGTCGGCAATCGCCAGACCGTACCAGTTGGTATATTGCAGAGAGGCATTAACCGCCTGCAGCAGCGTCTCAACTGTGCCCCCTTCACCTTCCGCCAGCGTCTTCGCCCAGCGGCCGATATAGACCAGCGTCGGTTTTGGTGATTGTGAAAAGAAGATGGTCGCTGCTTCGTATTCCGGGGAGTCAACGCCAAAATCATCGCCGATATCTTCAATGGCCGAATACTGGCGAATGCGCTCGGTAACCGGAATAACGGTAGAGGTTCCCAGAATGAGGAGCGCACCGAAGTTTCGCCCCGTTGCCGCTACCGGTGACATGATGACGTCAACGTTAACGACATTGGAAACAGGTAAGCCCTGTGCCATGTTTTAATCTCCAAAAAATTGCACTGGCGCGTCGACCAGCGATTGAATGCCGTACTGGCGGATGATTTTGCGGCGCAGGTCAACGCTGATATCGTACCGGCGCACCCACTGGTTATTGATGAGTTCGGGCAGATTGAGGATCCGCCCATGCTGCAGAAATGTCAGGCCTGAGCGGTTGAGCTCGTCATTGTTCTGCGAGACCAGCAGACCGTCACGAAAGCGCGTGGCCATTGCCAGCCCCTGCGGGCCATAGAAGCACAAGATCAGGCTCACGGTCTCATGCGACCACTGTTCGGTGTTCTCTTCGCCCTGCACGTACGCCGGGTTGAAGTCCTCCTGAATGCCGGTGATACCGAACGCGCACCAGGTGGTGCCGTTTTTGGGTATCTGCTTTTGCGGGTCAGTCCAGCGTGGGTAAACCAGCGTGGCAGCCAGCCCTGTCACACCCCGTATCCAGCGGCTGATTAGCCGTTCCAGATCCTCATCGTAGGGCGGTGAATCACCGACGGGGGTCAGATATCCCGCCGTTGTGCTGTCGTTACTCAATCGGCGTTCCCCCGTCAAATTCCAGCAGCTCGCAATGCGCCTGAACGAACCCGGCACCGTACGCTGTATACGGGTCGACAAAGGTCACACGATAATCTCGCCCGCGGTAGGTTACGATATCGGCATCTAATCCGGGTTGCCCCTGAGTCAGCCTGAACTGCGTCACGATGAGAATGGCCCCGTTGATGTTCTGTCCGGCGGCCATACGCTTCGCTTCCAGCGAGCGGTCAACGGTCACCACGCCAGTAAACGGGATATCCTGCGGCGTATTGACCGGGAAGTTATCCTCGTCGACCGTCTGCATCTGCCGGTGACATACTAGCGTTAGATCAACAAAATCCGGGTCTAGCAGAACATCAGTCACATCGAGAAACGGCATTATTTTTTCCTCACCACGTAGTTAATCGCCCGCAAAAGGAACCCATGGTCATAAAGCGGTTTTACGTCCTGACCATTACTACGGCGTCTGGCTTTCGTTTTTTCCGAAAGTGGCGTCAGTCGGTCACCATCGCCAATAACCGCCTTTGCCGCATCGCGGGCAACCTGTCCAGCGGACTCAAGGTGTTTCTCAGCCAACACGGCGTTACCGTCAAGCGCCGCCTGCGCAGCGAGTTTTAGCTTGGCCGTCGTCTTATCGCGAGAATCCTCAATGCCGATATCAAGGAAAGGTCGTGGCGGGATCGTGACCACCTGCGCAGGAACCGTGTGCGTGGTAGAAAAATTGCTTTTTGATGCCTTAACAAATCGACCATTCCGCTTTAAATCACCATGCGCATCCACTTGGCGATAAATGGTTGTTGTGTGCTCAGGGATTGTGATGGTGGCCCCTGTCGAGTGCAAATAACCCAACTCAGCGTTGTTATATGGTGCCCCATCCTCCCTCTCGGCCTTATCCGCAGGAATTCCCACCAACACATCAGTACCGGATAACTGTTTCAGCGCATCGAGAACACTGGCGTAATTGTCCTCGCGAACCGTTAACCCGCTTTTCATTCCGGCGTCCCCAGTTGAACCGCTCCGGCACCAAACATCATCAGGTATTCCCAGAACTCCGATCCGTAACGGGAGTTGTTCCAGAAACCGGCATTAGGGTCCAGAGTTGCGCTTGCGTCGTAACTGGCTGAAACCTTATCCACTGATTTCGCGGTCTGTATGCCGCTATTTACGCCACCAGCAGTACCCACAGCCACACCACGCATATCGGCGGCGTAAAGGTACATATAGTGCGCAACATACAGCCCGACGATGTAGGGAAAGATATCCACGCCAAAGCGCGACTCACTCAACATGGCATCAGCAAGATTCAGTCGAGTCTGGATCATTGGCGTGGGGTACTTTGTTCCGTCAGCGAACTGGGGGAAGGTTGCCCTGAACTGCTCAGGCGTCGGCAGACTTTGATTTCTTGCCATTAACGTTAGCCTCCGGCAATTGCGCTTCGAGTTCAGCAATGCGCGCGTCTTTCTCAGCGATTTTTGCTTCCAGCTCAGCAATGCGCGGGTCCTCTGCGACCGCTGGCGCTTCGCCATCCGGTGAGCAGTGCGCTTTTACGAACCAGTGCTCAGCAACGGTGTCATCGACGTCGTGGAAGCCAACCTGGAAATGCTTTTGCTCTTTGCCGTCGTTGAAGTTAAACGGGGAGAGTACGTAAATCTTTTTCATTGCAAGTCCTCATGAGCAGCCCTTTCGGGCCGCCGCAGGTTAGATGCCGTCGACGTAGGCCAGAGTTTCCGGATAAACCGGCTCTACTGCACCCAGCTTCCCGTAATAGGTTACGAGCTGATACAGGCCGCGATACTGGATCGGCACGCTCATCAGCGGAACCATCGGGAAGCGAACGTATTTCTTGTCGTTGGTGTAGAACATCATGCGATCAGAGTTCGACACGCCACGACCTTTCGCCCATTTCACCGGACGGATGTTCAGAGGACGCCCGTTCTGGTGGTATGCGATAGTGTTGGTTTCCAGATAGGTCAGCAGTGACTGGTTACCAGCACTGGATACGATGGTGCTTGCCAGCAGAGAGAACTGCTCCGGCGGGATCAGCAGGTCCGTCGGTACCATGGAGTAAGCCGAGTTGGCCCACGCTGCACTCAGCCCGGCATTAATGCTCGCCCGGATTTCGTCAGCGGTGGAGGTCGCCCAGGTCTTCGCGGCGTTGGTCGGCGTTACCTGCGCCAGGTTCAGCAGGCCTTTAACGTTCAGACCGGAATCGCCGATATAAACCTGCTCGTCCGTGTCCATGTTCCACTTCAGCTGCATGCCGTCGTACTTCTGCGTGTCGATCGGGCGACCAACTTGCGCAGCTGCCTGCAATTCAGGAACGGTCCAGCCAAGCTCCATACCCCACAAAGTGAGCGGGAAGCCTGTTTTTGCGATGTCGACGTTAACGCCTGCCAGCGCAGTCGGGATTTTACTCAGCCAGTTTTTGCCGTTGGCATTCGGCGTACCGGCAGCGGCAAACGTGGTGTTGGTGAACGAACTGATTTCATCAGCGATAGAAACGTCTTCGCGCAACTGGATATCGCGCGACCAGGTGAAATTCACCAGCGGCAGATTCAGTGTCTGATCAAGACGCTCCAGCTCATGGGCAAGAAAGGCACCAGTGCCGTCGACTGTTGCCTGGTCAAATGTCATTGGCATTTGCGATTTCCTTAAATATTGAAGGCCAGCTCAATGTTGCCGCTGGTATCGCCAGGGCCATTGAAGAAAGCGTTAGTGATCTGGACGGTATTCGAACCATCGGCGGCAGCGAGGAACGCGCCGAGAGGGCTGGAAGCGGACGGCGTAGCCACGCGCATATAAACCGGGCCGTGCAATGCAACGCTGGATGCGTCAGCGCCAAGGTTTACCGTGACGTAGCCACGTACCAGGCAATCGCCGGTGAAGTTTTTACCGCTGCCTACCTGCTGGACTTTATCCGGCTGGCTGGCGGTCGGATACGGACGAACGTAAATGCCCACCAGCACCGACGCTTCATCGCTCGCAGCGATTGGCACAAATTTCCCGGAGGAAATCTTGCCGCCAAGGCCGTAAGCGGGGAAAAGGTTGGAAGAGTCCAGCAGTTGAGGTTCAACCGTCAGATCCTGCGGACGAGAAATTGCCCCGGAGATGCCCGCAGGCATCCGGTAAAGAAATGTATTACCCATTGGTTAGCCTCGTTTAGACCAGAATTCCTGCGCGGCCTGATTCATACCGGCAATGGTTTTAACAGTGGTTGCAGTCTGCGTTTGCAGGCTGTCGACGGTTTTGGTGTTGCGGTTTTTCGCCAGCTCAGAAACAGCCGTGAAAGCCATATCTACCGTGGCTTTTTTCAGCTTGCTGATATCGGCATCACCGACAATAGAGCGCACCAGAGATTGATCTGCAGAGGCGAGCACCTGGCGTTTGAACGCTGTCGGCTTAGCCTTTTCTGGCAACTGGATGCCTGGCTGAATCAGATCGGCGCGATAAGCGGCATCACCGGTTACTTTGCCTTCCTCCTCATCCTTCTCTTCTGGATCTTCATCACCAGTCGATTGCTCCTGACGCTCCATGCCTTCCAGCTTATCCAGACGGGCAATGATGGCCTGCGCCCAGTCGGGGACTTCTCCGCCTTCATCGCCAGTGCCAGGCAATGCCGGGCCGGGAAGCGGATTTTGCGGCGCAAGGTTAATGACTACGCCGCCGGGTGTCATAGAGGTCGATACATCGTTATCGCCCGTGACATCATCAGGCGGGTTATCAATGAGACTTGCCATTTCGGCAGCGTCCCCGGTTTTACGGGCCTTCAGGAGCCGGGTAAACCAGTTTTTAGTAGTGCTTGGCATAGAATCCCCTATTGCACAACGGAAACCGGCCCGCCCGTTAGGGACAAGGGCCAGATGGTTAGCGGTAATCGCAGATTGCTTTGCGAGACCAGGTGAAATCTGTTCGTAATCGGCGTCGTACCCGCAGCTGACCTCGTCATCACCATCATCAATGGCCTGCAGGGCTTCCGGGGTTTTGACGATGACATCAGCCAGCAGCAGATCGGTCTTATCGTCCGTGCCGCGCCGTACGTTCTGGATGTGGCCATGAGCCAGCTGGCGCCAGTTATCAGGGGTAACAAATATGATCTGCCCGTCAAAATCTCGCGGATGGCCAATAGTGACCGCCATTCCTTCAAATGACGCCATGGCTCGCTCGCTGAACACCTCTTCTGGCGTACGGCGTACGATGACCTTCCCTCTGTCGTTTGGGACAAGCTCAGGCCGCTCTGTGGCGTCGTACTCCTGCTCACCAGTCCGTGCGATCGGGACGTCCTTAAAAAGGACTGACCCATCAGCAAGTTGAAAGCGGGTATTACCCAGGCGGGTTTTAAAGAAATATTTCATGGTGCCTCGCTAAATGAGCGCGGGGTCGGAGTTTCGAATGAACTCACGTAGCAGCGCCTTAACCTGGCGGACGTTACCGCGACCTGTGGCTTTTAACTCTGAGAGATCGCCAATGGCGCGGTAACGCGCGGTGATGCCGCCTATCGATATTTCGATAACCCTGCGGTCGCCGGCTCGCTTTGATTCGATATGGACCTTTTTCATTCTCACCTCTTCGGGCAACAAAAAAGGCCGCTCATTGGCGGCCTGTTATTTTACAGGGTCAGGTATTTGCACTTCCGACCAACACTTGCAGTTAGGCAGGCACCCGGCGTGTCCGGTCATACCATCGAGCGTTGGCGGACTATCCCAGCGTACAAACTTATCTTTCATTTTTCGGTGTGATGGCCTGGTGCCTGCACCTTCAATACGCCACCAGTACCCCTCAGAACCAACGGATAACGCCCGAGCCTGAGTTAATGCGCCAGTTGCACGCCCTATCTCAGTGCGGGCTATCATCCGCGCCCTGCTGGCCGCCACGTCACCGGATTGCATGATCATCTCGTAAAGCTGATCGGGGCGCTCACCATGGATGACAGCCTGTATCGCACGCTCCTGAATTTCCCTGACACGTCCGGCCGCCTCTAATGGCAGAGACTTCATGTAGCGAATCTGTCGGTAAACGATGTCTTGTGCCACCATGCCGACAGGAGTGTTACCAATCACGTCACGCAGACCAGCAGATATTTCTTCCGAAACAGAACGCCACTGATTCCACTCTTCACGCTCCACCTGGGCAAACATCTTTCGACCGACCATTTCGGCCCAGTCGTCGATCACCCCGGAGTAGTCAACAAGCGATTTAGCAATGCTCTCAGCGCTTGCCTGTGAACCATCGTAGGAACCCGTGACGATTTGATTTATCTGGTCGACTATCGCCAGTAGGCTTTTCTGATACTGGACCTCCGATCGGCGGCGGAGGGCTGGTTTCAGATTCAGTCTCCTGCCACTGTTTCGCCGCATTCTGGATATCCTCATCGCTAATTGAAGCACCGATGCCGGTAACGTCAGACAGTTCGCGCAAATCGGTCAGAGCAGCAGCCGGGGACATTCCCAAATCACGCACCGCGGTTGCCAGAGCGGTAGTCGTGTTGGTTGCCACCGTGGAGCGATCGGTGTCGCTCATCTGCCACAGGGGGTTAAACTCAAAGGTGAAATCTTGCGGCAACGGCTCGCCAAACTCTGAGCGATGCAGTACATCGAATAACAGGCGGATGTGAGGCCGTAAATCTCGCTCCTGCAGAGTTCCCACGTCATCGTAGTAGTTCGCGAGGTCAGCGTCACCGGTTGAAAAACCCTTCGGTGACTGGCGGAACAGACGGACAAGAGGAATACCAACAGCACCCGCGATATCCTCTTTAAACTCGCTAAGCAGGTCAGACAGGCCCGCGAAAGAATAGGAATGTGTTTCAAATTCGTCCTCCGAATCAAACAGGGACATACCCTCGTTCGTCTGGTACTGGCGGACCATTTCCATATTCTTGATAAGCGCTTCAAACGCCTTACCGCCCGTGGCGATAATTTCACGCAGCTTTTTAATCTTTGCCGTTCGCAGGTGCGCCTTGTAGGCAAGCTGGGCAGCGCCGACGCTGGTGCTATCGTAGGAAGTCAGGCGATCGAAGATGCGCTCGACAATCGACATCCCCCATTCGTTTTCGGTGATTTTCTGCTGATACGGCAGTTTCACACCATCCATGCGGATCAGGCGGCTGTGGTGAACAGTCCAAGGAGGAAGCCCCTGCGCCGTTGTCACGATTTCATAGAATTCAGGCTTGCCGAGGTTAGGGCCAAGCGCCTTAATGCGCCTGGTGAGCTGTGGGTTAATCATCCAGCGGTCAAGTACAGCCAGACCTTTAAAGCTGCCCTTGCCAACCTTATCCAGCACCAGCGGCGTCAGAGGTGCCTGACCTTCAATCAGAATCAGCGCCACCGCCCCGCCATACAGCCGGGACCATTTCAACGTCTCGTTGATGCAATCCCAAAGCTGAAGCTCATCAAACCGCGATTCAAGAATGCCACGGCGTTTCGGGTCAATCTCACTGGTGATCCGCACGCCCTTTTTGGTCATATCGTCCGCTTTCGAATCGACTGCGGCGCCAATAATCCAGGAGGAACGATAAGCCCACTCAATGAGCAGGCGGTTGCGGCTGGTATAGTTCGCCCTGTAGGTCGATGCGGCATGCTGGTTAGGCTGCTGCATACCGACACGGGCAACAAAGTTATCGTACGAATCCGCCGTGGCGACTCGTCCTGTTTTCTTCGCCATGGTGACTATTCTCCGGCTTTTTCGGTACTCGTGGCGGATAGGCTAATTTGTTAAAAAACGACCCGATTTAACATAATGACTGTTACCCGCACCAGCCGGATCCCTACCATGATGAAATGTCCGCCAAAGGCTTATTTATCCGGGATAAGTGGCTAAAAGCGCGTGAATAAAACATGCATAAACAGGGTCGAAAAATGAATAGCGTGAATTTTGCGTGAAACGGTTATTTCCAGGTATTTACCTGTTCCCCAGCGCTTCCCAGATATCCATTGCCGTATCGGTTGGAGCAAACGCCATGATGAACGCGTCGGCCACGTTCGGCGATGGTACGTCACGCTTGGCGAGGTCTTTCTTGCTTTCCACCATCACGCGACCGTTTTTGTCAAAATCACGGTGCGGGGTGGTAAGTTCCAGCTTGAGCTTTTCCAGCAGCGGGCAGGATGAGTCAATGCTAATCAGCTCATCTACCGGGTACTGCTCGCCGTTCTTTACCGCGTTGAAGGTGTTACGGAAGCGATCCGCTACCAGCCACCAGGCTTGCGCTTTGAGGTTGGCGAAAAAATCCTTGTTCGGGATGCCAATGTATTCGTAGTCCGGCTCATTCACACCAGCGCCTGCATTGAATCGCTGATAGTTGATGCGGGATGCGTTCATGTTTTCGCGCTTACGATCCTCATTAATTTCTGAGAATTTCGCGCCAGCAGATGCCCCAACGCCGATTGAGTCGTAGACGATATCAGCATCGCGCTCCAGTGCTGCCTGATACGTACGCTGGCAGCTCTTCAGCAATTCGTCTTCTTTCGCCTTCCACTCATCCGCCCAATACACGACGGAGCCGTGGCGATAGACGTTAGCGCACTTATCGGCGCCGCTATCGGCGACGTCGAAGCCAATACGCTTGCGCCCGCTTGGCTCGAAATTAAGGACTTTGTGGGCATCAACGGCCGCCTCAATCCATGACAGCTTGATAATGGCCGCATCATCATCCGACTCTGGCACGCCTTCGTAGACGTGCTTAAACCCATCCGGATCCCGGCGCTTAGCGGCTTCGATAACCTTCAGCATGGTGTCGGACAAAAAGGGGTTTTCATCGTAGTTGATTTTGCGTATCAGCGTATCTTCTGGCGGGTCGACCACAAAGTTACGCCAAACGAAATCAGTCACCAGTCCGGGGTTAAAGATAAACCAGCACTCTGAGCCCTCTTTACGGATGGTAGGCTCCAGTATCTTCCACTGGTACTCGGTCAGCGCGTGGGCCTCTTCAAGCCACAGAACGCTGATACCTTCCAGAGACTTAATCTCTTCAATGTTGCGCCAGAGCCCATAAAACACGAATTCGGACCCGGTCACCCGGTTAATGATTTTGTTGTTCAGAATGCGGAAACGATGCCGCAGGCCGAAGCGGTCAATCTGAATTTTGAGCAGGGTATACACCGACTCTTCAATTTTGTTCTGGATCTGACGCGCACAACAAAAGCGAAGGCTGTATTTATTCGACAGAAATATGGCTATGCCAGCGGCATCCCATGATTTTGACGATGACCGACCACCATAAAGCACTTTGTTACGCGCCTGCGTCGTCCAGAAGCTACGCAGTACCGGATTCAGCGTCGGTTTGGATGTCAGAGTAGAAGTCATTGAGGTCACGCTCTCCGTTGCCATCATCAATACCTGCATCACGGCGAAGACGATCGGCCTCCAGCGACACCTTATCAGTAGCAGCCTTGCGATAGTCTGTATCAGCAAATATTTTGCCTACCGTCGCAAGCGTGCCGACGATGGACTCAATACGAACGGTATTGCGCATCATCGCCTTCTCGGCGGCGCTGATATTTTCCATCAGCACCTTTCTTTCCTGGTCCCCTTCAGCATCTTCCAGCTTGGTCAACCACCGGCCAATATTCTCTGCGGCGACAAGGTTGTTAGCCCGAAGGCGAAATAATTCGTCTTCGAGTGTCAACGCTTTCGCGTCTTCAATGACCTCATCTTTAAGCAGAAGGCGGCGGGCGTAACCACCATGCTTTAACGCCTGCTGGTTGCCGGGTTGAAATGGGTTAGTCGGTGGATCGGTACGCACCCCGCGTATCGGTTTCGTATCTGGTGGAGGTTCGGCTTTTGGTTGCGTACTTTTTTGCGTGCGGCCAGAGCTGGCAGGCTTTTCGCTGGTACGCGCCTTACTCTTTTGCGTACCACTTTGCGTACCATTTTTGCGTACCTGCGTACTGGCCTTGCGTACCCAATCAAACTTTTTAGCCCTCTTCCTGATAGCCCCTTCAGTAACGCCGTATTTATCGCCTATATCACGGAGACTAAGGACTCCGGCCCGGTATGCCGATTCGATGGCCTCCCAGTCCGGTGTTGCCATAATTTTGTCCTCGCCTTGACATTATCGAAGCCCCTCAATGAAGGACTTCTGTAATGTGGGCTCTTATCTCAACGCAGCCCCTTACCGCGCGCCGGATGCTCATCTTCGAGCGCCAGCATTGAGATAATATGGCTGACCTTAAACCAGCCAGGCTTCTCCGACAGTCGACAGAGCCAGATCGA